GGATTCCACGCGGCGGGCTCCAGGAGGTGGTATTGCATAATAGTGTAGATGTCTGTGTCGTGGAGGGTGAGCGGGCGGAGCGTGCTAGGAAGCTGTGTGAGATCATACCATGTCGTGCCGGGGGCGGAGTTGAATAGGAAATCGCCACGCCAGTAAGCGGTGAGTGCGTTCCAGGTCTGCAGGGCCTCGTTCAGGTAGAGCGCAAGCTCCGCCGCAGACCAGAAGACCATCGCGGAATCGAACAGGCGATTTGCGAGTTCCTGGAGGACAGTCGTCTTCGTCGTGTAGGTGTATACGCTCACTTGCTTCCACGCTTCTTGGCCTTCTTGCCAGGGCGATTCATGTTGCGTTTATTAGCGGTAGCGTAGAACACACGTTCGCCTTCCTTGTCTCCATACTCCTTTTTCATGGAGGACATAACCTTTTTGCCGCTACCCTTGTAATATTCCGAGACGGGCATGACTTATTCGTCGTTGTTGTCTGGTCTGCCCGTGCCGAGGCCCTCACGCAGATGGCGATTGAACGTATCGACGCAATCCGAGCCATGCATCTCGTGCTCGCCTCCACGTAGAGTCTCGTTCGGCTCCGGATCGTGGGTACAGTGAATTCGCGACACGCACATTGGGCGCTCCGCTGCGATCTGTGAGGGATATATCTTATCTCGTACTGGGCCAAATGAATTAGGTCGATATGCCATGTTGCCTCCTTATGTTCCCATACATATATAGTTGATTATGTCGGTAACTGTGTTTGGTCCTGTGATTGTAAAACTTCCTCCCGAGACGTTGACCACCTTCACTGTATTAGCTGCAGTCGTAGCGTCTGTAGCCGTACAAACATAGCTAGTGGTAGATAAAAATCCCGGATTCATCGTAGCAACTGTGGCGGTACTTGGGGTGCCTGATACTAATGGCACGCTGCCCTTGACGATTTTAAATTTAAGTGGGCCTATTAGAGGAGTTTGGGAACAAGTGCTGGTCGTCCCACAGTCTTGAGCCACCACCGTGCCGTTCCACCCGGTGCCTACATTCCCGCCGACAGCGTTTGTGAAAAGGAAGCCACCGAAGCCGTTCTGAAATCCAGTAACCGTCGCACGTCCACAGCAACCCGCTCCGGAAAAGTTTACTAACTGGGCTACAGTCTCATTTGGTATAAATGCTCCACCACTAATGAATACTTCTACGTCATGATTAGAGACTGTACTAATATCCTTAATAAACTCCGTACGGCTTCCAGTAGTGCTATCCTCTAGCCACTCGCCGCGCTTTATGGTAAGTGTACAGAAGTTGCAAGAAGTCCCAAAGGTGAAGAAAGGCGCGGCTGTAGCTCCATTTGGATTTTCTACGTGTAGGTCCATGTCCGCGAAAATATTCGTTCCATTTATCGTGAAGCCACATTGGTCCGCCGAAAGATCATCGAAATGTATATCAGTTCCGCTATCTATTTCGACGCAGGTTGTCGAGAATGCTGATTGCTTGTTGGCAATGCTCCCGCCCTTGAAAGAGATATTCTCTCCGAAATTTATAAGGCTGGCCGGGACGTACACATTACGCGTTCCATTAACTCCGTTGTCGTGTATATAGTCGCTTAGAAAGCGATCAACGTATACATTATTTCCAAATTGTAGGCCAACACCAAAACCAGAAATATCAGTCATGCTGATATCACCCTCTTGATATCCATTTCCGCCACCCACAAGCAAGCCAATGGTTGAGTTACTTGCGCCAGAACCAACGAATACACATCCAATAATCCGCGAACCTTCTCCGGTGTTTAGCGTAACCGCTGTGCCAGTCGTCGGACTATAATTGATAAAGTTTATACCGCTAGTGGTCGGATTTCCTGTTGCGGCTCCTGGAGGGCAGTTAAGAAAAACAGGCTTCGCTGCTGTATTAAACACAATAGGAATCGAGCAAGTATATTGTGTGGTAGGTGCAACGTAAATCGCTACGCCAGTAGATGGACCAGCCGCATAGGCTTTATTAATCTCATCACAAATGTCCGAGCCGCCGCGCGTGAATGTAGAATCAACCCACTGAATATTTTCCTGACTTTTTGTGTTCAGTAGGGCAAGAGTCGTCCAATTTCCACTTACAATATAATTTCCAGTAACCGTTCCTGGACCTATCAGGTTGGTAGTGCTGACTGGAGTGCTCCAGCTCGTCTGGCAATCAGTTCCGTTTGGCGCGGCGCTCGATAAAAATTGCCCTGCGGTAGGAGATGATAAAGGTAGTATTATTGCACATGGCGAACCCGCTGCAGTAGCTACCCCAAATCCAGCAGACCCAGAATTGCTGCCATTCAGGGTAATGATGTTGGAAATTGGATTATAGCTCCATCCGCCGTTTCCATTTCCATTAATGACGAAGGGTGTTCCAGGCTGAGCAAACAATGTCCCGCCAAGCTTGCTCATTGTAAGAACTGGGCTACTAAATGCTGGGCCTGTAATAGAAATCTTAACGGTCCCGGAGGAATCAATTCCTATGGTAGTCCCTGCTGCCCCAGTGAGCCCCAATATTCCAGCCACAGGATCAAATGTAAACGCTGGACTTCCGCCTATGGTGTTTGTACCGGAGCCAATTCCGACTTGATTTATTGCCAGACTACCTCCTATGGCCCCGCTGCCTGCATTTATGAACACGTCAGAAAGAGTCACGGGAGATGACATCCCGCCGCCGGATAGGATGATGTCGTACTCGCCATTCGCTGCGTAGAAACTCCACTGGCCGTTGGTGCTGGCCTGGAAAGGATTCGCTAGGGGAATAGACGCGCCGGTAGAGTAGATTGTCGCGAGTCCTGCTCCATGTACGTTCACGCTGACCGTGCATTGAGGATATGATGCCTGCACGAGTGTGGTAGAGGCCAGGCCCGAGGTGAGCACCTGCAGTCCTCCTGCCTCGCACCAACCCTGCGCGTTAGCGAGTTGCGCGGATGCTGGGCGCGAGAAAAACAGTAGCAATGGAAGCAGCAGTAGGAGTCGTTTCATTCTACCCATCCTCTCCGCTTTATTTCGCTCATTATATAATCCACTCCGTGCCGTTTGTAGATTAAAGGGAGATGTGCGCCGGACTCGATAATGGCGGGTGGCACCCATGCGCTAGCCATCTCATTTTCAAAGGAGAGGAAGCCGTGGTTGGAGATTGAGTCGCCGCGCTCGCGCCAGAACATTGCGGTGGGCGTACGGAGGTAGGTAGAGACGATACCCACGCCGGCCTGGTAGGAGATTAGAAACTTCGCGTTATGTGTGATGGAGAATAACTCGCCAAGTGTCGTCTCTCCGATGAGGTTGGTCCAGTACGATGAGGACCCATTCAAGCACGGGGCGAGCATGTATTCGTAGTAGTCGTAGTCGTACTGCGCGCCGACCGCGACTATAGGCAGGCCAAGCTCACGGTGGATGCGCTCGCCTAGCTCGACCCACTCCTCGGGCTTCCAGAGCATGTTGCGGTTGTGGCCCTCGAAAGTGTTTCCGCCGAGCGGTCCGGGATAGAAGACAGCATAGGGGCCGAGGCGACGGCGCAACTTCTCGCCTTTCGATTGCTCCTCGTCCGTGACGTGGAACTGATCGAAGATATTCCAGTCGATATCATACTGCGGCAGCCAATGCTCCAGGCGGATACCTCGCTCTAGCGCAGCGTTAGGGACCAGCACGCAATATTTCTCGCCCTCGAATTCGTACATGCCATCGTCGATGTAGTTCCAGTAGCCTGCAGGGTGGAAGATTTGTGGCTTGCGGATTTCATAGCCTACTTTCATCTCTACATAGTCCACGAAGTCGAAGCGGCGCACGAAATCCAGCGCGCGATCTTGGAGGACGTTGCGCTCGCCGCAGGAGAGATAGATGGAGATTTCGCTTGTAGGGTCGATGGCGTCGCGGACGGCTTGGATCTTGAATAACGCCCAAGCTACGTCGCCAATGCCCTGTGGACAGAGAAACTTCATACTCCTGCCTTCATATATTTCCCGCCGTACAGCCAGTAGCGCAGATTTGGCTCCGGACAGAGATCGCCGGGAGGAACTGGCTTGAAGTCGTAGTAGCCACACTCCTGGAGGATTTCTCCAGGCTCCTTGCCATACTTCGTGACGAAGTGCGCGAGGTCTGATCCCCACAGGCCGACAGCGGGATCGCCGAACGCGGTGGATTGGTTGTGGAGATGGAGGTGTGGAATGTTGGGAATTACTTTCACAGGAGGCAGGCCCCGCAGCGCGCACTGGACGGGATACTCCATGTCATAGAATATGCCTTCCGTCTCGCCATAGCCTCCGAGTACCTCCCAGATGGAGATGGGCACAATCTTGCCGGAGGGGCCGAGGCGCGACATGGGGACGGTACGCTCGGTGCAGAAATATTTCACAAACCAGTCGGAGTTAGGCGCGTGGACACCGATTTCGGAGCCAGGCGAGCCGAAGTATAGCGCTGGCTTCGCGTCGGGGCCTGGACAGAACTGCCGCCAGAGGGATTCGGATTCTAGGTCTTGGCGGCTCCATTCCTCAGGGGAACGGTGCCAGCATCCAGGGAGGGCGGACGGGACGAGCGCTTCCATGAAGGAGAGCGTCAGGCCAGAGGATTCTTGAAGTTCTGGGTCCGTCTCGATGCGCGAGAACCATTCGGTGACGTGGTGGCGATGTTCAGGGAGGGGAGAGAATACAATATCGTCATGGAAGAGGCAGGCAGAGTCGTAGCCTAGCTCACGCATCCACTTGATGGCCTCGTTGAAGCATCCGTTGATCCAGCCCGTGCTACTGATGAGACGGATCTGAACGTTTGGCTCGCGCTCGAATAGGAGAGAGGGAAATTCATAATTGTTGCGTGGCCAGACCTTGCTGGAGGTAGCGAAAGCGATATGGACAGGCACCTCGGGCTCCGTGCGCCGAAAGGATCGCAGGGCGCGCATCATCTTCTTGCCGCCAGTCGATACAAATACGATGCCTATCTTCATGCGTGCGTCTCCACGAGTTCTGCGTACCAGGTGAATAGCTTACCGTGGTAGGACTGGCAATAGCGGTGCGCGATGTCATGCGCGAAGTTCCAGCAGAGGATAAGTGTGTGTGGAGGCTGGTCGCGCAGCCATTCCTCGGAGCTGATGATACGCAGTCCCGTGCCGGGGATATACCTCCCTAGCTTGGTGGGAGTGTCGTCCACGACGTAGGCCAGGTCGTCGATGGTGATGCTACAGGCGTTGAGGAATATGGTGGCCTTGGCGGCTGCGCCGAACCCTACTACTTGTCTGCCCAGGAGGATAGTATGTACGTCACGCCTGCACTTCTCGACGCGGGAAGCAAAGTCAGCATAGTAGCTTAAGGAGTTGATGAAGTGGGATTCTTCCACGTGCAGACGTGCGACGTTGACACTCACGGGACCGGACTTAGTCATCCATAGACGTAGGGAACCGCCGTGGGTGGATATCTCCTGCGCGTCGGAGATGGTCAGGCCGTGGCGCGAGAATAGCTTTTGTAAGGATGTGACAGAGAAATAGTAGACATGCTCGTGGTAGATCGTATCGAACGCCGTCTTGTCGATCAGGCAAGCGAGGTAAGGGACTTCGATGATGATGGTCCCGTCCGGCGCGATGAGAGTAGAGAGGCCAGAGACGAAATCGTTAAGGTCAGGGACGTGCGCGAGGACGTTGTTGGCATGGATGATGTCTGCCGTCTCGCGTAACTCCCCTCCTACTCGGGAGTCGAAGAAGCCCTTAAAGGTAGTCACTCCCCTTTCACTGGCGTGACGAGCAGCCTTCTCAGATGGATCGATGCCGAGAGTTCTTATTCCCTGTGCTACGTAGTGCTGGAGGAGATAGCCATCGTTCGAGCCAATCTCTACTACGAATTTAGGCTTATAGCTAGATAGTACATTGTCCACAAGCGTCTTTGCGTGCTCGACCATCGGCGGGCTGGATGAGGTCAGGTAGTTATAATCGACGAACATCCGCTCGGGTGGGACAGTCTCTTCCAGTTGCACGAGGGAGCAGGCGTCGCATTTCATGAGCGTGAGAGGATAGACATCGTACGGCTCGTCCGGCGAGTCCAGGAGCGCGTTCGCGAGCGGCATCGGCCCGAGAGAGAATATCTCATGGGTGGAGGCGTTGCAGACTCGGCAGTTCATTCGATCTCCAGTGCCGCGCAGACGGCGTCCAGGCTGCTATCCATTCCCTCGCCACGATTACGAAAGAGTCGCTGTGAAGGATAGAAGATGGAACGATTGCCCCACACGCCGTAGTAGGCGGCAGAGTTGCCGGGGAGAATTAGCCAGCAAGGAATTCCAAGCGCCCCAGCCAGATGCGCGACGCCAGTGTCTACGGTGACGACACGGTCCAGACAGGCAATTATCGCTGCGGTGTCAGACCAATCTCGCATGGACGGCTGGATAGTATCATGAAGTATCCTGTCATAGTTTAGATTCACCCAGTCCGCGCCCTTGTGAGTGGACGTGTTTAGGATGCGCTCGGTCTGCTCGTCGGAGAGGGAGCGATTGCGACGTGGAATCTTCTCTTCGCCTGCACGCGTGCATAGACCAAATACAGGAGCCGCGCCGGCGCGGAGGACTGCACGTCGCAGGGATTCCTTCTGCTGGTCCGCGTGGATGTAGGGAGTGTGAGGAATATGTAATTCGTTTGGGCAGAAATAGCGAGCAAGATCGAGAAGACTGATAGCAAAGTCACAGTGGCCTGAGTCTGTGAAGTACGTACTTGGGAATAGACTACGCATGGAATCAGGACACACGAAAGTGATTCGCGCACCAAGGTCTAGCAGGCGAGGAATCCAGCGCGAGTGGAGAATCGTGTCGCCGAAGCCTCCACCTGCGAGGAGGAGAACATGCTTGCCGCGAAGGGAGGCAGTACCATCCCACTTTGGCCCTACGTTCGCCCATTGCGTGTGTGAGTCGGAGTAGAGTGGCCATGCTTCGGAGAGTCGGCCCATGCGCAGGAGCGCGTCGGAGTAGTGGCAGGCGATGAGGGAGCTTGGATCAAGCGCGTATGCTTCCTCGATGAGCGGGAAGGCGGAGTGAAACTCGCCTTGGGATTCTAGGATGACGGCGAGGTTCGTGAGCGTAGCTGAGTTGCGATCCGCACGGAGAGCTTCGCGTGCAGCGATTAGCGCTAGAGATGTATCGCCAAGGACGAAGTGCGCGGAGGAAATATGGAGATGATCATCCCACGTGATAGGCGAGCAGTAGTCGAGCATGGCGAGGGCGTAGCGCGCATTCTCGGGCTGCATGAAGCCGGTGATGGGATTAGAGTTGGGGCTCATGATATACTCTTTACATGCCACCACGATTCCGTCCTGTAATTGAACGCTTCTTTGAAAAAATTCACGTTGATTCTAACACAGGTTGCTGGAATTGGATGGGAGCCAAAGCCGGAAAAGGTTATGGAATTATGTTTATGCGAAAGGTCGATGGGCAGATTCGCTATGTCTATGTCCATCGATTTTCTTGGGAGTATCATCATGCTGAACAAATTCCAGAAGGATTGGAGCCAGACCATACTTGTAGGAACGCTAGCTGTGCGAATCCAGGTCATCTTGAGGTAGTTACTCATCAAATAAATATGCTGCGAGGTGACACTATTGCAGCTAGAAATGCTAGTCGTACTCACTGCCCACACGGACACGAGTATTCTCCAGAGAACACACGTATAACTAAATTGGGCCATCGAGATTGTCGCGCCTGTCATAGACAATTTGGTAAAGATAGACGCCCTCTCATCACAACTGACTGTAGGGACCAGCAAATCCTGTAATAGAATTAAAGTATCCAATTCCGCGACCAGCAAGTCCTGGTGCTCGCTGCGTAATCCAGCTATCCACGAAATCCTTGTCCACCTGTTTGTCCTTCTGTAAGAGACGCTTATACTCCTCCATCGTAGCTCCGCGCAAGTATTTCCAGTCGGGGCCAGTCGAGCGCGGCGTCATATCCTTATGCGACTCGGCCCACTCGTAGGCGTAGTCGTAGGCGCGGGCCATGACAGTCTCTTCGCGGAGCTGGAGGGGGAGTACGTCGTTTGGATTAATGAGGTCCACGCCGTTGCGGACTCCGTAGCATTGGTAGGTGAAGAGTTGAATCGGCTGGCCCCAGAGTTCGAACATGGGATAGCCGTAAGTGGCGGACTGGTAGGGCGTGCCAGCGCCGCGCAGGTCTATGCCGTAGGGGACGACTCGCGTGGGGAACTGATACCAGGAGCGCTGCGGGTCCATGGAGTCCACTTCGGCGCGGGTGGTTGTGAGATCAAGGTCGATGAACATTTGAGGATTGCGCACGCTGATCCAGGTACGGAAGTCCTGCATCGGCGCGGTGTAGTAGAGCTGGTACACGCTATATGCAATGCCTGTGCCGCCTGGGTCGCCGAAGATACGGTCGAGTGTCGCGACGCCGTTCGTCTGGTTGTAGGCGATGATGGAATAGATGCCGCCGACTGAGACACGGAACTGGCGCTGGGTGATAAGAGAGTATGGCGCAGCGAGTTGGGCAGCGTTCAGCGCGGCGACTGCGTTCGTGTCGAACTGGATGGTGGCTAGGCCCTGCGTGCAGGTGACGGTGCCTGTGTTGATGAGAGGAGGCGTGATCCAACTGGACTCAAATAAGTTGAAGGACCAGAGATTCGCGATGCGGATATTCTTATAGGCGCGATTGACGAGGGTGCGTGTGAAGGAAACGGGAATCTTCGGGACGCTGCCCCGCAGCTCCGTCATCATGTCCTGAAGTGCCATTCATCCCCCGCGCTCCTAGATGGAACTCTTCGCGGTCGCCTTTTTGCCGGGCGAGATCTTGCGCAAGCCAGTGCGGGACTTCGCGTGCGAGTGGACGATAGGCTGAGGGCCTTTGAGGCGCGGCCCGTGGGGCTGGGGCGGTTCCTTCTCGAAGCCGCCGAATTCGTGACCCTTTTTGGCCATGGTGACAGTCTCCTTAGATACAAATTGCTTCGATGCGTAACGCGAAACTAGATAGGTTCGTGCCTGCTGCGACTTCCGAGCCAGCGGTCTGCGCCTGCCCCCCTACGGTCGCGGTGACGGCAGAGTACCAGATGAGCATCATCTGTGTCACGGCATTTCCGCTGCCTCCGGCAATGGGAAGAGGAATGGCGTAGAATCTCCCAGTCGAATCCATCATCGAGTCCATGTTGTCGAACCCGCCGACTCCGAGGTCGGAGGCGTTGATGATGTCGCCGCCGGTGGGGGTAGTGGCTGCGACGTGCTGCGTGTAGCTCGCGGGACCAGTATGGTCGAAGTGAATCCAGTATTTATCCCCGATGGGGGCCATGTAGCCGGGAAGAATTGTGTTTGCCATTCGTCACCTTCCCTTTAGATGCGCCCGCAGAATGTGCCGCGCGTTAGCATGACAGTCGAGACTACGGTCGAGGACGGGATGCCACAGGCGACTCCAAGGAGAGCGGCCATGACGGTTGCAGTTGGGACCGCTCCCGCGTCGGCGGTCGAGGCGACGACGGGGCTGATCTTCACGGTCACCATCGTGCCATCGGCGGCGGAGGTCAACGTGTCGAAGAGGACCGAGGCCGCGCCCGCGACCTGAATCCAGCAATAGTTGCCGGAGGTCGGCGCGGAGAGATAGATGCCCGCGACGTGCGTCGGGACTGAGGTGGACGGGTCAGCGTCGGAGTAGACGTTGTAGGCCGTACCAAGGTCGGCGGTCTTGAAGAAGGCAATGCCGCCGCGTACGGCTTGGCGCGTGACGGCGGTCGTCTTGACGTACATGTAGACGCCGCCGAGGAGCGTACCAATGGTTGTATCTGAGAGGGCGAGCGCGGTTGCGTCGTCGAGCGCGATTTTGTCGCCGGGGATTGTCTGCGACACGGCGGGCGAGGGCGCGCCGACAGGGATGGAGACAATCACTCCGCCGGACGAGGCATCGTTGATGTCGTTCAGGAATTTGTTCGACTGGAACTCGGCCTGCTTGGTTAACATTCCACTTGCCATAATGCCTCCTTAAAATTCCAGTCGTTAGAAGCCTGCGCCTAGGATTTGCGCGTTGTCGCGTGGCGACGTTGTGTATGCATTCAACGCGGCCTTTAGGAACATCACAACCAAATCTGGATTCGTTTGGCTCCGAATCGGCGGCGTGAAATTGAAATTATATTCCGGGTCGGCGGAGGGGCGTAGCTTCCAGCCCTTCACGCGCAGCCAGAAGAATGGCTCGCCGGGATTGATGGTCACGGACGTTGTGGGAAAGTTGGAGATGGCCGTCTGCGTGGTGGTAAGCACCGGAACCGTGAAGGTGGATGGCTTGATGGAGGTCGTCTGCGAGAGGCCGGAGGGGAGGATGGTGCCGTATTTTGTGGATGGGGCCAGCTTCTCCTCGAAGATCATCGCGTCCAGCAATTTGAGGCCAGACATGCCGATGCTGATGTCCTGCTCCATCGAGAAGCGCTGCTTCGGCTCCTGGCGCTCCAGCAGATAGGCGTAGAGCGCTTTGTTGCAGAGGCCAATGTCCGGGCGCTGCACGCAGTTGAGATAGGCTTCGACGAGGACCTTGTAGCTGATCTGCCCTGTGCCGCCGGCGGAGGTGCCGCACCAGATGGGGACCGAATTGAGGACGTTGCCTATGACGCCGTTGCGGAGCTGCCCGCCGTAGGTCGTGAATACGTTCCCGTCCCAGGAGGGATTGATTCCGTCGTTGAGCGCCTCGCTGATGCCGTTCATGAAGATAAGACGGTTCGAGCCGGTGATGGACTGTCCATGGCGGAAGAAATCGACGGAGATGTCCGTGTTGAGCGCCTGGACGGCGTTCGTCATGTAGGCGTCCACTTCCTTGATCTTCACGGCGGGGCCGGAGCCTTGGATGACGTTCGTGCGGAAGAGGTTCAAAGGGACCTGCTCGACGTATTCCTTGGGCACGAAAGCGGTCGCGGCGAGGATTTGCTTCTGGTTGACTTGGAGGTCAGAGCCAGGAGCGATAGCGCCACCATTCACGCGGTCGTACTGGAAGGGCGTCTGCATGAGCGTGCCACCGAGGAATTCGTCGAGCGCGCCGGAGGTGCGCAATTTTCGTTGGAATGCGCTATCGACAAAAAAACAGTCATAGAGCACATCGTCACGAAGATCAGCTAGCGTCGTAGCTGAGATTTGATCGAAGGTCGGGTCACTCATTGGTAAACACTCCTTATGTATTTACTTTTCAGGAAACTTCTGCATATAATATCAGTTCGTCCTCGCCGCTTGTCGATCTGCCCAACTCTTCGCCGCTCGTGCCACGCGATCATTGGACCCATTCTCCGCTTCGAGTCCCGCTTCCCATGGTTGCTTCTCGCGGCCATCCTTCGGGCGTGGGACGAACACGTTGGACGAGGAAGAGGCGGGGACAGTGTTCGGATTCGCGTATTGCGATGCGAGTTCAGCGGTCACCTTGTCGCGTTCTTCCTTGCGGATACGAGCCTCGTCGGCGGAACGAACGTCGGCTGCACGCTTATCGCGCGCGGCGGTCACGCCGAACTTATCCATCCAGAACTGTTCGACGGGAACTTTCTTGTCTCGCGCTTGCTGGCGCAGCTCGCGGAAGTTCAGAGGCTTGTCGGGGAAGAGCTGACGATGCTCGAAGGCAATGTCCTGGGCGATGGCGATGGCCTCGCCCTCGCGCTCGGCGATGGATACGATCTCGTCGCGGGTGAAATATTTGTTGGGATCGAAGCCAGGATTGCCAGGGTTAGGATTCGGCTCAGTGCGCGCGGCGGTGCCGTCGAGGTTGAAACCCATGTCCTTCGCGACCTGCTTCAGGCCGTCGTCAGTGGATTGCGCGATGATGGAGCGGAGGCGCGCGGTCTCGGCGTTGGCCTTCAGCGCGTCCTGCTGGGCCTTTGTGAGGTTTGGCTGCGCGACGGTCTCGAACCAGTCGTCGGCCTTCTTTTTATAGTCGAGGATCTTCGCGTCGGCGTCGGCCTGGAGGGCGTCGAAGGCTTTCTGCGCGACGGGCGTATCGAGAAGCGCTATGTCAGCGTCCGATGCGCCTTGCGATCTCAGGAAATCTCCATACTTACTCATGTCATCCTCCAACCGGCGGGGCCGCCGGTTCGCTTGGTTCTGCATGGGCCATTATGGCGGGCATAAGTTTCCCGCGAATGATTTCGTTGATCTCCGCTACGCCCGGCGCTGCTCCGGGGAATGCTTTGCCGATTGCTCGCAGGCCGTTCACTACGGTGAGTAGCATCTGCGTCCCCTGCTGCATCTGCGGCGAGGGAGTTGCCGGCGCAGGCGAAGCCTGCTGTGAGGTCGGCGGTCCCTGTTGGGCAGAGGAGCCTCCGCTCGGATCGGGCGGAGGCGTCAGCGAAGATGATGGAGTGGCCATTCATCAGACTTTCTTGTGAGCCTGCTTCGTGGCTTTCTTGTAGGTCGAGTGCGTGAGATTCTCGGAGTGGACATCGCCCGCGACAGCGAGCTTGCGTTTCGCGCCGCCGAGCTTCGCGAGGTTGCCTACGAACCCTCCGCGCTTCCCTTTCGACTTTCCGTATCCTGCCATCGGGTACTCCTTCACGGTGCGACTTGGTACGATTCGATTGAGTGCCATGTTGCGTCCTGTATGTCCAAGTGAAGAGGGAACAGATAGTGCGCCAGAGCTGCCCCCTCCCCGGTTAGATCCCTACTCGGGAGAACAGGTCCGCGCATCGCGTAGCCTGCTCGTTTCCGGGTAGAGGTGGACTACTTTTTGTGCTTTTTACGCTTGTTCATCACGTCGTTCTTCATGTCGCCTCCTTAAATAAAAATGGCCCGCACCGTAAGTCAGGAGGCGAGGGCAACCTGACCTTGGATGCGGGCCGTTTGATTTTCCCTAACAGAGGAGTCAAGGAATCAAATGACAACCGTCGAGAGTGAGAGTACACGCACAGGGGAGATAGGTGTCAAGTAAA